AGTTTAATTGGAAGTTATAACCACTACCTAGGAATGATTCGTGACGTAACTGGATTAAACGAGGCTCGTGATGGATCTACTCCAAACCCTGATGCTTTAGTTGGTGTTCAGAAACTAGCTGCATTGAATTCAAATACTGCTACAAGACACATACTAGAATCTAGTTTATATATAACTCGTTCATTATCAGAGGCTATATCTTATAGAGTAGCTGATATCTTAGAGTACTCTGACTTTAAGGAAGAGTTCATTAATCAGATCGGAAGATATAGTGTTGGTATACTAGAGAATATTAAGGATTTATATATATATGACTTTGGAATCTTTATAGAGGTTACACCTGACGAAGAGGAGAAGGCTCAGTTAGAGCAAAACATTCAGATTTCATTATCTCGTGATTCTATACTTTTAGAGGATGCTATTGATATTAGAGAGGTTAGAAATCTTAAGTTAGCTAACCAACTTCTTAAATTAAAGAGAAAGAAGAGAGAAGAGCAGAAACAAAAGATGGCTCAAGAGGCTCAACAGATGCAAGGTCAGATTCAACAACAGTCTCAACAGGCTGCTGCTCAAAATGCAATGCAACAAATACAGGCTGAGACTCAATCTAAGCTTCAAGTAAAACAAGCTGAGTCTGCTTTTGATATTCAGAAGATGCAGAGTGAGGCTGATCTTAAGATGCAGCTAATGCAGCTTGAGTTTAACTATCAGATGCAGTTAAAGGGTATTGAAGTAAATACATTAACTGAGAAAGAAAAGATGAAAGAAGAAGCTAAAGATAAACGTGTTAGCTTACAGAATACACAACAATCAAAACTGATAGATCAACGTAAGAATAATTTACCTCCAGTAGATTTTGAATCTACTAATGATAACTTAGACTCGTTTGATTTCTCACAATTCGGACCAAGATAATGATAAATAAATTAGGCGTAGAAAACTCATTGTGGAATAACATTCGTGCCAAGAAAGGATCTGGAAAGAAACCTACGGCCGAAATGCTTAAACAAGAACGTAAAATAAATGGCAAAAACAGCAGCATGGCAAAGAGCCGAGGGAAAAAGTAAGACAGGTGGTTTAAATGCTAAGGGAGTTGCTTCCTATAGAAAAGAAAACCCTGGATCAAAATTAAAGATGGCAGTTACAACAGCTCCATCTAAATTAAAACCTGGAAGTAAGGATGCTATGCGTAGAAAATCTTTCTGTGCTAGAATGTCTGGAATGCCTGGTCCAATGAAGAAACCTAATGGAGATCCAACTAGAAAGAAGTTAGCTTTGGACAAGTGGAACTGTTAAATAACATATAAAATTAATACTTAACTTTGCAAAAAAAAACAAGATATGGCACAAGTACCTAGTGGAACTAGATTTATAGGAATAGCAACATCAGCAGATTTAGTTGAAAGAAAATCAGCTGTACTTAATGCACAAACACAACCTTTTACAATAGAAGATATTGGAGATACTGTTGGATCTAGTGCAAGCACAAAAGGAATTGTAGCTTCTACTAATTCAGCTCCTTTTAATGTATTAGAATATGATATAAATACAGTTACAGGTAACTCTGGAGATACTATTATACTTCCGTTAAATGCTCCTATAGGTAAAGTAGTTTCAGTTACTTCTAGTTTAAGTACACTTAATGTTAAGGCGTATAATCAAGGTTCAACTATATCTGTAAACAACTCGTCAAGTAATACAAATAATTATTCGTTATCTAGTTTTGATACCGTAAAATTTATTTCTTTAGGATCTGATTTTTGGTTAGCAGAAATTATATCAGGTACAAACATTACCTATAACGGTAAAAAAATAGGAACTACTTTCGGATATGTTATTATAGACACTGTGTCTAACGCTACAGTAACTCCTTTATCTGCAAGTACTTTAAATACAACTTATCAAAATGCATCTTACCCTTTAGGAACAAAGATTATATGTTCTAACATAGGTTTGATGTATATAAAAATATCAGTGAATGGTTGGGTATCAATACCTATTACAGCTGTAGTATAATAAAATTAGAATTAAAATCAAATTAAATGGAAAATTTCACAGTAAAAGAAGTGGGTGCTGTTGAACAAAAGTCAGTACAAGAAATTGAACAACAACTTTTAGACAAGCACGAAGAAAGTTTACAACAACAAGAGGTAGAGGTACCTGAAGTTGTAATTGAACAAGAAGAAGCTCCAAAGGAATATGGAGATTCAGATGTTCTTTCATATATTAAGAATAGATATAATAAAGAGGTTAGCTCTATTGATGAGTTACTTCAGAAAAGAGAAGAGGCTGAGGAGTTACCTGGTGACGTTTCTGCATTCTTTAAATACAAAAAAGAAACTGGTAGAGGTATTGAAGATTTTGTTAAACTAAACAGAGATTTTGATAGTCTTAATCCAGATGAATTATTAGCTGAGTACTACTCTCAAACAGAAGAGGATTTAGATAGAGAAGATATTGCATATCTTATTGAAGATAAATTTGCTTATGATGAGGACCTTGATGATCCAAAGGATATCAAGAAGAAAGAAATAGCTAAGAAAAAAGAGCTTGCTAAGGCAAAGAAATTCTTCGATGATTCAAAAGAGATGTACAGAACACCTATCGAGTCGAAAGGTGGTCTAGTTTCAGATGAAGAGTCAGAAGGTTACAATGCTTACAAGAAATACGTTCAAGAATCACAGACCTATGAGCAAGAGAATCGTAGAAAGTCTGAGTATTTTCAAAAGAAGACGGAGGAAGTTTTCTCTAATGAATTCAAAGGTTTTGAGTTTAATGTTGGAGACAAGAATATTACGTTTTTACCAGGAGATACCTCAGAAATAATGAAAGCTCAATCGGATGTTACAAATTTTGTATCTAAACACTTAGATGAGAATGGATTAATATCAGATGCTAAAGGTTATCATCGTTCATTAGCTGCGGCTATGAATCCTGAGAAAATGGCTAAGTTCTTTTATGAGCAAGGCAGGACCGATGCGCTATTAGATAGCACAAAAAAAATCAAAAACATAGATATGGAAACAAGAAGTGTTCCACAGTCGAATGGTCAATCAGGATTTAAGGTAGTTGCTACGGATAGTGATAGTGGTAGAGGACTAAAAATTAGAAGTTATAAACATTAAAACACACAATTATGTCTGTATTACCAACCCCTGGGTTTTCATTAACCCCATCGTCTGAAAGAAAAACTCTTTCGACTAATTACATTACAAACTTTGATTTCTTGAATCAGTATCTTCCTGATACTTACGAAAAAGAATTCGAAAGATATGGTAACCGTTCTGTTGCTTCTTTCTTAAGAGCAGTTGGAGCAGAGATGCCATCTAACTCTGACCTTATTAAATGGGCAGAACAAGGTCGTTTACATACTAAATATGTAGACTGTAGTTCTGACGCAGCTGTTGGTTTAGATACAGCTACAATTACAGTGAATGATACTATTTCTGGACAAATTGCTTTCAGAAAAGGTCAAACAGTTTTCTTATCATCTAATAACACTGCTGCTAACTCTAACAAAGCTATCATTACTGACGTAGATTACGTTGCTGGTACTTTTGATGTTGCTTACTACGAAGCTGGTGGACAAATGTTTGGAAATACTGCTGTAATTACTGCATTCGTTTACGGTTCTGAATTCAAAAAAGGAACTGAAGGAATGGAAGAATCTCTTGAATCAGTTGACGATATCTTCGAAAATAGCCCAATTATCATCAAAGATAAATATGCTGTTTCTGGATCTGATATGGCTCAAATTGGATGGGTTGAAGTAACTACTGAAAATGGAGCTACTGGATACTTATGGTACATTAAATCAGAGCACGAAACTCGTTTACGTTTCGAAGATTACTTAGAAATGAGTATGATTGAAGCAGTTCCTGCTGAAGCTGGTTCTGGTGCAGCTGCTGGTGCTGGTGTAACATATAAAGGATCTGAAGGTCTTTTCTATTCTATCAATGATAGAGGAAACGTTTGGGGTGGAGGTAACCCAGTTGCTTTAGCTGATTTCGATGCTATCATCCAAAGACTTGACAAACAAGGAGCTATTGAAGAGAATGTATTGTTCTTAAACCGTCAATTCTCTTTTGATGTTGATGATATGTTAGGAGCTCAATCTTCTAATGCTGCAGGTGGAGTATCTTATGGTTTATTTGACAACGATAGAGATATGTCATTAAACTTAGGTTTCACAGGTTTCCGTAGAGGTTATGATTTCTACAAAACTGACTGGAAATACTTAAACGATGCTACATTAAGAGGTGGTATTGTAGGTGGAGCTGTTAATGGAGTATTAGTTCCAGCTGGATCTACTACAGTTTACGACCAAGTACTTGGTAAAAACGCTAAACGTCCATTCTTACACGTACGTTACAGAGCTTCTGAAACTGAAGACAGACGTTACAAAACTTGGATCACTGGTTCTGCTGGTGGAGCTTCTACTTCTAGCTTAGATGCTATGGAAGTTCACTTCTTATCTGAAAGAGCTTTATGTACTTTAGGTGCAAATAACTTCTTCATTTTCGAAGCATAATCAATAATACCTAACAGGGGAGTAACATCCCCTGTTATTTTTTTTAAATAATTTAAATCTTATCAAATGAAAAATCAAGCAGTCTTGACGGATAAAGTATATATCCTAAAGAAAAAACACACGCCACTTACCTATATGTTGGCATCAAGAAATACCCACAGATCAACACTACTACATTTTGACGGTACTTCTCAAAGAGCATTAAGATATGCTAGAAACCAAAGGAGTCCTTTTGAGGACGAACAGGATGGAAATGCAATCCTAGAACCTATTATTTTTGTTGATGGTGCACTAAGTGTTCCTAAGACAAACCCAGTACTACAACACTTTTTAGCTATACATCCAGCAAATGGATCTGTTTTTGAAGAGGTTAATACAGAGAAGGATGCATCATCTGATGTTGACAGACTATCTGCTGAATTAGATGCTCAGATTGCAGCAAGAGATTTAAGTATTGAAATGCTTGAGGCTATTGCTCGTGTATTGCTTGGAGCTAAGGTAGAGAAGATGTCTAGTGCTGAATTGAAACGTGATGTTTTTGTTTATTCAAGAAACAATCCAAAACAATTCTTAGAGATGTTAAATGATCCGATGCTTCAACTTCAAAATACTTGCGCTAAGTTTTTTGAGTATGACCTATTGAGATTAAAGAATAAGGGAAGAGATATTTATTTTAACTTACCTTCTAATAAAAAGAAATTACTTACAGTTCCTTTTGGAGAGGAACCAATTTACATACTAGCTTCTCACCTTCAGTCAGACGAAGGAATCGAAGTCCTAAGATTACTAGAGAATAACGTAAATTAAACTAAGAAGCACCCTAAAAAATAGGGTGTTTTTTTTTAGTATCTTTGTAAAAAGTTTAAGCATGATAAATTCGGTTAGAAACGCTGTGTTGTCAGTAGCTAATAAGAATAACTTTGGGTATATTACACCTGATGATTTTAACTTATATGCTAAACAGGCGCAGTTAGATATATTTGAAAATTACTTCTATCAGTATAATAATTGGATAGTAAAACAAAACGCAAGATTATCTGGAAGCGGATACTCTGATGTAGTTAGAAATATAGAGATTGTTATAGATAGTTTTTCTTCAACAGCTCCATTAGCTTATTCTATTCCAAATACTACATTTGATCTTCCTTCAGATTATTACTATATAAATAACATTATATACAATAATACAAAGGAGGTTGATAGAGTCAGTCATGATAAATTGATAAATCTATTAACTTCAAATCTTACTGCTCCATCTATGATGTTTCCAGCATATTCAATGGAGGCTAATTTTATACGTGTATATCCAAACACAATAACAACTAATATTGACTCTCAGTACATAAGACTACCTAAGGATCCTAAGTGGACCTACACTGCAATTGTTGGTGGTTCTCCATTATTTGATCAATCAGCTTTAGATTATCAAGACTTTGAATTACCAGAATCAGACGAGCCATTATTGGTTGCTAAGATACTACAGTACGCAGGTATGTCGATTAGAGAGGTTGACTTGTACAACTTTGGAACAGCTGAAGAAACTGACAATAAACAAATAGAAGGATAATATGGCATACTTAAACGGTTATCAGTACTATGAGAATGCAGGTAATTCACCTGAAAATGAGAATTGGGGATCATACCAGTATATATCCTTATCAGACATAGTTAACAACTTTATGTTAATGTATGTTGGTAATGATAAAATTATTAATAACGTTACTAAATACAATGTTTTATTTCATGCAAAGAGAGGAATTCAAGAAATAAATTATGATGCTTTAAAAGAAATAAAGATTCTTGAGATAAGTATATGTGATGATTTAAAGTTTGTTCTTCCTAATAACTATGTTAATTATGTTAGAATTTCATTATATAAAGACGGTGTACTTAGACCGCTTTCTGAAAACATACAAGCAAACTATAGTAATAGTTATTTACAGGATAATAACTGTCGCGTCTTATTTGATGAGGATGGTAATGTATTAGAGGGAACATCTATATTGGATTACGATAGAATAAACAATAATGTAAAGACAATATACCTTGGAGAAGGTAAGTTCTATGGAAGACAGGGATACTATGTAGATGATAGATGGTACTTTGACTATAATGTTGGAGCTAGATTTGGATTAAATACTGAAACAGCAAACTCAAACCCTACCTATAGAATAGACAAGCAGTCTGGAGTTATTAACTTTAGTTCTGGAATGGCTGGCCAGCTATGTATATTAGAATATATTTCTGATGGAATGGAAGGCGGAGACGATTCTGAGGTTAATGTAAATAAACTTGCAGAGGAGTTTATGTATTCATATATCAAGTATGCAATATTAAACAATAAGCATGGTGTACAGGAGTACATCGTACAACGAGCTAAGAAGGACAAAACAGCCCTTTTAAGAAACGCAAAGATAAGATTGAGTAATATGCACCCAGGAAGATTATTAATGAATCTGAGAGGTAAAGATAAGTGGATAAAATAGTATGGCAGAAATAAACTTTGTAGCTGGTAAGATGAACAAAGATTTTGACGAGAGGTTAGTTCCTCCTGGTCAGTATATCGATGCAT